AATGACGCATTAAAAGCTTATTTAAAATTCATTGAAACAAAATACCGAAGGATATCTCGTATACCTGAGAGGTTCGATTGTAAAAAACTTAAATCTGTTGTCAATGAAGACTTGTTTATTGCAATACCTGAAGTAATGGAGCTAAATAAAATGAAGCCAGATTTTATTGACTTGGGCGCTTTATCTAGAAATGTTTATTATATGATTCTAAGGGAAGTAATTACTCAATCAGAATATGAAAAATGTGAGGATCAACCATGAAAACACTAATACTTCTATCGCTGCTTATGGTGGGGTGCATACTTGAGCCGAGACCTAAAGATGTTATAAATGATAAACCACTACAAGGTACATGGATTTCTCTCGATGGTAAAAAAGGGATCATAATAGATGATACCTACGATGTGATACTTGAAAAAGATACAGTTTATATCATGTATTATAATGCTCAGTATGATATACTCTATGACATTAGAGAATATAACGATACGTTGCATATAGGTGGTGACAAATATATTAGAAAANACCCTAAAAATTAACAATCACTACCTAATGTAAATTTTGCTATATTAAATAATAAGGCGATTGACTCGCTTAATTAGCTATTGATAGCAAAATTTAAACATTGGGGTGTTTATGTCAAATGAAGGTCGCCCGAGTAAGTATAAAGAAGATTATAATGAATTAGCTTATAATTACTGTTTGTTAGGTGCAAAAGATACTCAAATTGCTGAATTTTTAGGCGTTTGTGAAAAAACTTTGAATAATTGGAAACATGAATTTCCTAAATTTTTACAGTCCATCAAAGCAGGAAAGGAAATTGCGGATGCTCAAATAGCTGCATCTCTGTTTAATCTAGCCAAAGGATATGAGTGTAAAGACACTAAATTTGCTACTCATGAGGGANTAATTACCGATGAAAAAGAGTATATAAAGCGATACCCTCCTAACGCAAAAGCTATTGAGTTCTGGTTAAAAAATAGGCAGCCTGATTTATGGAAAGTTAAGCCAGAAGAAGAGCCAGAAGAGTCGAGTCAGGTTCATATATATTTGCCAGATAACGGCACATCAAATGCAGATTAAGCCACAAAAAGGATTTCAAGAAAAGTTTTTATCAACAAATGCTGATATTGCTATTGGTGGATCTTGCGCTGGCGTAGGTAAGACATTTTCTCTTTTACTTGANCCTTTGAGACATATACATATACCTGATTTTGCTTCTACAATAATGAGGAGAACAACNCCGCAGATTAGAAACACTGGAGGTCTATGGGATGAAAGTGAAAAGCTTTATTCGATGCTTGGAGCAAAGCCGAGATCATCAGTATTAAGGCACACTTTCTATAGTGGTGCTGAGGTCAGGTTTTCGCACCTTGAATATGAGAAAGATATTTACTCTTGGCAGGGTGCACAGTTGCCGCACCTTGGAATGGATGAGATAACACATTTCACATCAAGGCAATTTTGGTACATGTTATCAAGATTAAGGTCTGTTTGCGGGGTTAAGCCTACATTAAGAGGCACATGCAACCCAGACCCAGATTCATTTGTTGCTGACCTAATAGATTGGTTTATAGATCAGGATACAGGATTTTTAATTCCAGAACGTGAAGGTCAATTAAGGTATCTATTTAGGAACGGAGGCAAGTTCATTTGGGGTGACACTTTTGAAGAAGTTGCCGAAGAAGCTGGACATGAATTAAAAGAGGCTTTAGAAAAATCAAACGGTCTCGTGTCTATTCAAGATATGATTAAGTCTATAACAGTAATTGGTGGGTCGATTTACGACAATAAAGAATTATTAAAAGTAAACCCGCAGTATCTCGGGAACCTAATGGCACAGGATGAGGATGAAAAACAAAGCCTACTATATGGTAACTGGAAAATAAGAACGAGCGGTGATGAATTATATAGGCGTGACAAGTTCGAGCAGATGAGTAAGGAATACAGAAGTAGGATCTCAGGAAGTTGATGAGTTCGGAAACTATGTAGATTATAATCCATACAAAGATACAAAATATATTACTGCTGATATTGCTCTTGAGGGATCAGATTTGTTTGTAGTAATGGTATGGAAAGGATTTGTTTTAATAGATGTCGAATGGATGCCTAAAAGTGATGGAGGTGAAGTTCTAGGTTTAATCAATGAGCTTGCACAAATACACAATATATCACCTGATCACATAGCTTTACGATGCAGATGGAGTTGGCGGTTATCTTGGCGGATTTCTTAACGGTGCTTATGCGTTTCACAATGGTGCATCAGTAAAAGACAACTATGTAAACCTTAAAACAAAGTGTTTTTATCTGTCTGCAAAGCGTGTAAATAGGAATGATTATTATATTTTACCATCAGTAGCCGAGAAAAAAGTTAAAATTAGAGATAACAAGTCTGTTTTCGATGTTCTGCTTGGTGAGCAGAGAGCGATTAAGAAATTTAAAGCGGGTTATGGTCTGCCACTTGCCATTATACCCAAAAAGGGTGATCATACACCAGAAAAACCTACAATGATGGGTATACTTGGTCACTCACCGGACTTCATGGATGCTTTCATGATGCGAGAAGTATTTGAATTTGCATCTCAAGCAACAATGACCGATATTGATGGTATGTATTAAAGGGAAAAAATATGTCAAGCATAATAAAACAATTTAAATATAATGGCGTTGAGTATTGCCTTAATACTATCAATGCTGTAAAAAGACGACAACTCAAGGCAATGAAAGATATGTATCATAGTTCGGGTGGGTTCAGGACAGGTGATTACCTTGAAAGATACCCGACCGAGAAAGACGATTATTACATCAGAAGAAAATCTTCAGCACACTACAATAATATCTTTAGGACAGAACTTGATGCATCTGTAAATCCAATATTCGCAAAACCGCAGAGTAGAAATACAGATAAGGCCCCGACCATTACTAGGAAGTTTATACTTGATCCGACTGGTAAAAATCAATCAATGACTGAGTACATGAGATTATGCCAAATTCAGGCTAAAATATATGGCTCGATATTTTTGATATGTGACGCGCCTTCCGCAATTCCTTTATCAGGTGTAAAAGATGGTAATCCGGAATTTATGCCATATTCCGAAGTACTAACGCCACTTGATATTGTTGGTTATACTCTTGATGATAATGGTGCGCTACAGTCGATCGTATATGCTTCCGACTCTTCAAATAGATCAAGTGTTTCAGGGTGGAAAGTGCCTTATAAGAACAATGAAACTGTTGAATATAGTGTATGGTTAAGATTGGATGATGGTAGTGCTGTATTTTTTACAATTACTGAAGATAATCAGGACGGCGCAATAAACTCAAAACCATTCAAAACTTTCCCCGTTCAGTTGCGCGAAACAAATATAAGGGAGTGCGATAGAGAAATAGCTTTTACTCGATATTATGATATATTCACAATGTGTAAGAAAATATACAATAGTGATTCAAATGTTGACGATAACTATGTAAAAAATTGTTTCTCTATACTAACATATAACGGATCAACTGATAATCTTAAACTTGGGGCAAACTCTGTATTACAATTCTTAGGTGACGCAAAGCAACCAGCATTCACTTGCCCCACCTGTTCAGCACCTTGATTCAATGAATGGTAAAATTGATTCTATTGAGGAAGACGTTAAAAGCAATATGAACTCAAGTGTTGCAATATCTTCTGATTTAGGAGCAGAGGCGCGTGTAGAGTCTGACCGTAGAAGAATAGAGACACTTAAACAGGAAGCTGTAGATGTAAGAGACTGTGAATCTTGGCTTGTAAATGAAGCATTAAAGAATTTTACAAAAGAATCTACGTTTGAATATCAGGTTTCGTATGTGATGGATTACGAAAGTCTGACTAAGAAAGATGAAATTGAAACTTACGTAATGGTTGGCGATTCTGGGCTTGTGAACAATGATGTGAAGCAACAGTTGGGCGTAGATGTTCTTAAAGTGTTGTACTCACATGACCAAGAGAGGCAAAAGGAAATGATTGAACTCCAAAATGCAAAACCGCTTGTTGAAATTGAAAACAATGCATTTAATCAGCCTGCTATTGATGATGCTGGTGTTTTAGGTGATGAATAATGCCTTCTTATAATCAGGCTATAAAAAATCTTTCTAAGCTCGATCGACAAACACAAAAAGCGGTATTACAAAACTATTATGCTGTTAATGATTTATTGAAAGAGCTTATTATTGATGATTCTATTGGGTTAAGAAAGGCTCAAAACATGATAACGACTGAGCTTGATAAATCTATTGAGTCTACTGATTTTGTCAATAGATGGAAAACAAGTGTAGCCAATGTGATTGTTGAAAGCTCATACAGCCTTAAAGGCCTACAGATGTCAAAGCCCGAATATAAGGATAGATTGATTAGAACATCATTATGGGAAGATAAGGTTACACTTAGTCAAAGGTTACGCAAAAATTCAGCCTCTATTGTTTCAGCTCAAAAACAAGTACTCAAAACTTCTCTTAAAGAGGGTAGATTAATTGCTGATCAAGTCAGAATTATTGCAAAAGATTTTAACGGTGATTTACCAGGATACATTGACGACCTGAAGAAACTTAAAATAAATGGGCGACCGATACCATCTAAACAAATCAGGGCTGTTCGTGCACAGGCATCCAAGTTAAAGAGTGACGACCTTAGAGTTGCATATACTAAGCTTATTGATGCAATTGATATAGGTGGGCCCATTGATAAAGTAGTATCTGAGGCAATGGTACAGAAAACAAATAATTATGCTCTCAGGACGTCGAGATCAGAAACAATGAGATCAGTATCAGAGGTTAAAAACGCCGAAGCAATGGATGATCCAGATACACAATATATTTTAAATGTTACAGCTGGTAGTAATCCGTGTAATTATTGTATTGCTGTTGAAAATATGGGCTATATTCCAGTTGAGAATGCAACCTTACCAACTCATCACCCAAATTGTTCGTGTTCTCCATCATATAAAAGAAGTTCAAGGAGACCAAAACCGTTAACAGATAAGCAGCATACTCAAGAGCTTCAGAAAAATATTAATAAAGAAAATAAAAAAGGCCCTAATATAACATATCAGAAACCTTTGAAGCCTCGTAACCTACGGAAAGTTACTATTAGAGAATTGTTGGCTGATTAGGTTAAATCTGAACTATCGAGTGATTCAATTTCATCAATAAGTTCGTTCACGTACATTTTTTCAATTAGCCTTTTCCCGTCGATTCAATTGACATTTCTCGCATTGTTCTTTTTGCTATCAGGTCAATTTCAACACTTGTAAACCCGAGGGAAACCATTTCAGTCGCATCAATGGCGCTCACACCACTGGATAGTGCATTAATTACAGAATTTCTAAAACTATCGGCAGCAACCTCTTTCAAATGAGTTTTATAGTGGTTATCATGCATTTTAGCACCTTGCGCAGCTCTACCCATTTCCTTCCATGCACAATCAGGGAAAAACAGTGCGAGAAATGTAAATCTTACAAAATGAAACGCCTTTTTGATCATCATCATATTTCACCACGCTTTTCTCTTTCTCGATACTCTTTATTAACCAATCGAATCAATAAATGGCTCAGACCTCCCCCGTCAATCTTAGCCATCTTTTCTGCTTTTTCTGTATTCTCTGTTTTNCTACTTACACTGTATGACATTTCATCTCCTTGTGTTTAATGTACCCACAATATAACATATTTAGTGATTTTGTGTAAATAAAATATTTTTAGGTTAGCTATTTGAAATTATTGGTAAAACTGCCTCTTTCAAGGTTTCTAAATTAAACATTAAGGTGTTTGATGCACTGAATGTAAACTTGACGTTTAAAAAAGGTAAAATAAATGGATTTGAAGATATTCGATGAAATGACTGAGAAAGCGGGAGACAACAAAGATCTGGCATCTTTGATTTCTAAAGCTAAGGGTGAAGCGGAAACTGTTGTGAGTCTTAAAGATAAGGCTGTTCAGAAAGAGCAGAAGCTTCGAGAGCACAAGCACAATGTCAATAAGCTGTTTGGGGTTGAAGGTGAGGCGAGTCTTGACGATTCTTTGTCGGCGATCACAACAAAAAAAGGTGAAATGGATACAAACATTGAGTCTTACAAAAAAAGTGCATCAGGCGGTGAAAATACTATCGCTGAACTGCAAACCCAGATTAGTCAATTAAGTGGTACTGTAACAGAGCTTACGGATGGCTTGAATAAAAAAGATGCAGAGGTTGCAAGATCGGCAAAAGAAACTGAATACCGTAAGGCACTAGCTGAGCAAGGCGTTACAGATCCAGTCAATCAAGATTTGGCAATTGCTGCATCAATGAATCAGGTTATGGGTCAGGATGATGTTTCTGTATTCGCTAAAACTTTTGTTGAAGGTCATAAATCCTTGACTGAAACCGGCCATATTGGCGGTGGAGGTCGTAAATTTAAAAATGACAATGAACAAAATGCNGGTAATCTATCAGCAATAAAACCAAACGATGCGGACGCACGTAAGGCGGCNATTGCAGAAAAGTTAGCGCAAAAATCAACAATAAGGAGTAACCCATGNCTCTAGTAGATATGGTTGTTTACAATGAAACAATGAACGAATCAGTAATTGAGACTATCGCTCAAAATCTGAATGTCGTTAACGCCCAATCAAACGGTGCAATTCAGGTTGCAATGGATGGTTTTGAAGGCGATTTTATGAAAAATGCAATCTATGCATCTTTCGCTGGTGATGTATACGATGTTGATCGCTATGCGGCGAATAATACTCGCGCAGCAAGTGCAATAACTCAGATTGAAAAAGTTGGCGTAAAGGCTGCTGCTGCAATCAAGAAATTCTTTGAGCCTGCTCAAATGTCTTGGATGCTTAAAAATCCTGAAGAAGGGGATTGAAATTGCTTCACGTGGTATTGCAGACGCTTCATTTCAGTATGTATTTAATAATTCAATTAATGCACTTGTTGCTTCAATTGAAAATAACGCTTCTGCTGTAAATGATGTCTCTGCAACTGCTGCAACATCTCAGCAATCAATTAACGGATCACATGCTAAATTTGGCGATATGGCTGGAATGCTTGTTACTCAGGTAATGCACTCTTTCACTTATCACAAATTGATTGATCAAGTCGTTAAGTAAATGGAGCACAGCTTTTCACTGCT